CTCTCCGAAGGTTTGTTAATAAGAACTGAGCTACAGCATCCCCAGTTCCATCCTGCTCAATTGTAAGACCAGCATTTGTACTTGTTGCCGTATCGTCTTGACGTACATGTAATTTTGATACAGGGCCAGTAATTCCTATCCCAACGTTGTCTGTGAGCGTTGTTGGAAAAATATTGCCAGTGGATCTAGTCCAAAAAGAGTCGCCAGTAGTACCTTGAGCACCAGTAGAACCTTGAGTACCTGTTGTTCCTTGAGTACCCGTGGTGCCTTGAGCACCTGTAGTTCCTTGAGCGCCTGTAGCTCCTTGAGTACCTGTTGTTCCTTGGGTACCCGTGGTGCCTTGAGCACCTGTAGTTCCTTGAGCGCCTGTAGTACCTTGCGAACCCGTGGTTCCTTGAGCTCCATTAGCACCTTGAGTACCAGTAGAACCTTGAGCGCCAGTAGAACCTTGAGTACCTGTTGTTCCTTGAGTACCAGTAGTACCTTGCGAACCCGTAGTGCCTTGAGCACCTGTAGCTCCTTGAGTACCAGTGGTACCTTGAGTACCCGTGGCGCCTTGAGCCCCTGTTGTTCCTTGAGCACCTGTAGCTCCTTGAGCACCGCCAGTTCTTTTGTGAATTTCACCATTTGTATCAACAACTAAGAAATTCGTTAAAGTAGCATCGGTATCTATAGTATCGACTCTTACTTTTCCTGCCACATGCAACTTTGCGCTTGGACTTGTAGTTCCTATACCAACATTGCCATCACCAATAATACGTACCTTTTCTGAAGATGTGCCAGCGTTGTCTGTAAAAAGTGAAATATAGCCAGTATTATTAGCTCCTGTAGTTCCGCTCTCAATCTTTGCTACTCCACCGGCATTATTTCCAAATAGTATTGTAGCAACAATATCCGTGGCAATGTTGTTAGCATGTTTTAAGAATATTTCTGCTCCTTCGGTATGCGCTCCATCACTTTCAACGTGCAATTTCGCAGCTGGAAGAGTTGTCCCTATGCCAACATTACCATCCCCCTGAACGTTTAATTTGGGCGTTAAAGCTGTACCTGCGCTTGAACCCTCCGGAGTAGTCCAAACAGAAAAAGCGCACTCGTCAGCTCCAGCCGAAGTATTATCGGCACTTAAACTTATACCTGCGGAAGCAGTAACACCTCCCCATGTGGTTCTCTGTTGCGGAGTATTTGAAGCATTAACGCTCGCTTCAACATTAATGCCAATGAATTTAGTTGCATAACCCAACCCATCACTAGAGTTAAAAGAATTAAGAACAAATAAATCAGAAATAGCATTTGAAGCCGGACCTCCTCCTAATGCAAGAATTGGAACAGCCACGCCTGTTGCCGACGGGTCAACTGTAAATACTCCACTAGGAGCAATGGTGCCTACCGCTACCTGATCAGTAATTGTGGTAGGATAAATATTGCCGGCGCTCTGCGTCCAAAACGAATCACCCGTGGTACCCTGAGCACCAGTAGAACCTTGAGTACCTGTTGTTCCTTGAGTACCCGTGGTGCCTTGAGCACCTGTAGTTCCTTGAGCGCCAGTAGAACCTTGAGCACCAGTAGAACCTTGAGTACCTGTTGTTCCTTGAGTACCAGTAGTACCTTGCGAACCCGTAGTGCCTTGAGTACCCGTGGCGCCTTGAGCACCAGTAGAACCTTGAGTACCTGTTGTTCCTTGAGTACCAGTAGTACCTTGCGAACCCGTAGTGCCTTGAGCACCTGTAGCTCCTTGAGTACCAGTGGTACCTTGAGAACCTATAGCTCCTTGAGCACCTGTAGAACCTTGGGGTCCTTGAGTGCCTTGACTAACAGCTCCAGCCTGAGTAAAAACTTTATTGTTGCTATCAATAACAAGATAACCTGTTTCTGCAGTCTTTGCCGCCAAGTCTTCCACGGTCAAAGCTCCTGACACCAATAAATCTCCAGCTAAATTGGTATTACCAGCATCAAAGAATTTTGCAATAGGCGGATTAGCGTCTGATTGAGGATTGAAATGTATTGCGTTGTCGCTTCCAACACCATAATACTCAATAGACATTCCAGCGGTATCAGAAGCAGTCTCACTAAATTGAATAGAAGGCCTATTGCTTGTTGCTGCTTTTAATAATAGTAAAGTCTCTTTTTCATTTGATGTTCCAGCTTTTTCGATTTGAACAGGAATACCCGCATCATCAAGAGTAACATATTGACTAATATTTAAATTGTCTTGATCAGGATCATATACCGCCACACCACTCCTAGTATTCCCGTCAAATAAACCTGTTGAAAAACCAGCACCAGTAATACCTCCAATAATATCTCCAGAAGTAAATTTTAATACATCAGAAAATGGAGTCGCGGCTCCTTCTGCTAAAGTTCTTACAGAAAATTCGTAATCAGCAAAATCATGTACGTCGTATATAAAATGAGGCTCATATTCAGGAATAACTAATCCAGAATAATTTGTGGCCACCAAAGTCCCAGTCAAACCCTCAATTAAACCTCCACTTCCTCCCTCAGGGCCAGTTGGGCCAGTAGGTCCGCTAGGACCAGAAGTATTATAACTTAAACCCCCAGTTCTAGCTGTTAAGTAACTAGCTATATATACATTTCCAGAAACAGGAGTCGAAGGCGGATTGAATTGATATTCTGAAGTACCTGTATTAAATTCTCCTCCCCAAAATACTCTGGGAGATTCTGTATTTCCAGCAGCAATAGCAATTTCAAGTACATTAGATTGACCAGTTAAAAAACCAGCCTGCATACTAGTATTGGCATCTAAAATAATAGTATGATCCAACCACTGCAAACCTGTGGTTTGATAAGCTGAAAAAATAGGCGTAGCAGCGGTGCCGCTGTAAGCGTAATCTTGAAGGGTGGTATTTACATCAAAAAATCTTTTATCTAATCTTCCAGTTCCAGTGCCATGTATAAATCTATCTATGCCTTTTGGAGAGGTCGGCTCAAGAGAAAAATAATCACTTTTTTCAAAAAGATTGCCGCTTTCAATAACTTTTACTTCATAGCTTTTGTTGCTTGATAAATCTCTTGAAAATTTTCCAATAACTTGAGTATTAACAACTTTATTAAAAGTATCTCTTGAAGCTAAAACTTTTCCTTCAAAACCGCTTGCTTGTATATTTGATAAAAGAGGATCGACAGTAAAAGGTTTTATTGAAGAAGGGTAATAATAAGGTTGACCGCTACCAAAAGAATCAACAGCTACAGCTGCATAAAACAAACCTGAACCTACATCAGGGGCAGGAAAACTTATGTTTAAATTCTCTTGGTTTGCTCCATTTGTAATATTACTTCTATATCTATATGCAGGATTATTGAAACCAGACTGAGGTATTACTTTAAATCCGGTTTGAGCCGAAGAATAAATATCAACGTATTTTAAACCTGAAGTTTTAGTCGATTCAAGGTTTAAAGTTACTAATCGACCCAACCCTACTCTACAACCTGTTATATCTGGCTGTTTATTATTAAGAAAGTAAATGCCAGTATCTTTTCTTCCATAATAATCTGTAGATATAACTTCTACTTGAAACCTCCTATGGCTATGATACTCAGCTTCTTCTGACCCTCCAGAAACAGCAAAAGCAGAAAAAGCTTCAAATAATTCACTCGCATCTAATTCAATTTGATTGCCCTTGTAGCCTCCGGTGTGATAAGTTCTAACTAAAGCTCCAGTTTCATTTCTTAAATTAACTTCAAATCCACTAAAAGCTGTTAAATTATATAAATCATTAGGGTCAAAAACAGTATTGTCAGCCGGATTTAATAAATTCCATTTTACTAGTGGGTCTTCTATGAAAAATTCTCCACTAGCTACTTTTACATCTTGAGATATACCTTGGCCGCTTGAAAAAATAGGAAGTTGCGCATTGTAGGCAAAAGGCTCTTTTGTCGGTGCATTAGCCGATTCATTTGCGACGTAAAATCCTGATATTTTTAACGCTGCTCCGTAGTCATCGGGAGCTTGTTGTATGTATTTTCTAAATTTTGGCATTTTATAAACCTACATCTATTTTGAATGACGTATCAAAACGATATATCTCTATGGTTAAGTCGTTTTTACTTTTTATATCTCCTATTAAAATTGTAGCTTTTGTTTGATCATGCCCAGATAAAGAAAATCTAATTTTATCTCCAGAGGCTTTTGTGACCTCTACAACATAACCGCCGGTGTTTTGAAAATTTACACTATTTTCGAGCGCCAATTGCTCAAAATTTATCGTAACATAATAATTTTCATTATTTGGTTGTATATTAGGGAATTTAGCATCAAAATAAGGCGCAGTTGAATTAGGCTGTAAAACTATTAAATCTCCTATAGATATTTCTGACCCATCACCGGTCAAAGGCTCGGGCAAGCCGCCGACTTCAACCATCGTCGATTCAGATTGCTGTGTATTTTCTACACTTTTAGATTCATCTACAGCAGTAAATTTACTTCTGTTATACATCATTCCTGTGACTTGATATTTAGCAAAATTCTCTTCTGTTACGCCGAGCACCCTGTACTCAACTTCTTCTATTTTATATTCAGAACTTGTATTCTGCACCGACCAAACATACCCTCTTAAAACAGAATTAAAATCTTCATCTTCTGTTTCTGTTATAGTTATAACATTTGTTTCGCTGACTGAAGCTATTGTGAATTGTTTTATTTGAGGTTCTCTTGAAGAATCTACTTCTGAATCAGGTGTGCCTTGAGGAGAATTTCCAATTTCTACTGCATTTTTTAAATCAGATTTAGCAGATTCATTTAATTCTCTAATAGTTTTATTTGCTCTGGGCACAATAACTGTAATTTTTTCGCCTACAATATCTTCTTGAATCCCTTCGTCTAAAGTTATAGTTTTTTCGCCATAGTCAATGTCAATGATCCTGCCTCCATATCTTTTAGAATTTTTTAATTTGTCTTGTATTTTTACAACATCTCCGGGCTTTAAATAACTTCCTTCTTGTCCAGTAGTGAATTGAATTGTATCTGTTTCAGTTTGATTAGTATAAAGTATCCATTTGGCCAATCTATGAGCTTGACTTCTAGAAGTTATACCTAATGCCACAACTTCTTTTTCAACATAACCGTACTCTCTTAAACCTGCAGGGTCTTCTAAATATTCTACTTTGGGCTTGTAACTATCGTTTTCGTCATTAAATCTAACTGTAACAGCAGTTGTTCTAGATGTCGCGGCACTGCCACTATACACAAATTGACCATCACTTACATTCGAATTTGTGAAAAGCATAACTGCATCTCTAGATTGATCATTTGATGCGGTTATATATCCAGATGACCAATAAATCATTCCCCTGAAAATAGCCGCTATATCATTTAAAACATTATACGCGTCTTGTTTTTTATCTAAATATAAATTACATCTAAATCTAGACTCTAATAATGGTTTATAACCTAAAAATTGAGTTGAGCTTTTTCCACTTGTTACATCTAAATCTAAAGGTTCCCCAGATAAATATTCATTAGCAAAATCCGAATCATTCGCAGTATGAGTTTTCAAATAATTAATAAGGTATTCATAACTGTTTTCAATTTGTAGTTTTTGTTGATCTAAAAATAAATCTTTTATATCTGGATACTTTTCAAAAACTTCATCTGGGTCTGGTATTTTTACTAATTTAATTTTTAGTTTATTAGATGAGCTATCATAATTATCTAATAAATTTTCTTTTTCATAAAATATTAGTCTTTTAAATGCTTTATCTAAATCTGTAGAATTAGAATTTTTAGTGCTAAATAAACATATAGTTCCTGCAACAGGAAATCTTTCCAACATATTGTCTGCGGAAGTGTCATTCGAAGGAGCGGATACATTTATAGTCACCGATCCCTCAGTGCAATCAAAATCTAAATTAGAATATTTTCCTGAATATCCAGTAGGAACAAATTGATCACAATATTTGGCTATACTATACAAGCTCCATTTATCTACATATTGAGACTTAAATCCAAACTTTCCTATACCATATCTTTCATTTGTAGCGATATCATAAAAAATCCATGCCGGATTATCGGTCCACTCTTTTACTGGCTTAAATTCTCCATCCCAATTTCCATTATAATGTTTAGTTTCACTGTTGTAATTGCTTGGCACAAAAACTTTAGATAGCTTTACATCAAATCTTCTTGTTGGAGGTTGAGAAAATGCTCTGGCATCAAAAATCATGCCCATTAAAGCTGTATGAGGATAAGTTAAATTTTTCTCAACAATTTCTGATATAGAAGCAACACTTAAACTTTTTTGTATACTCACATCTGTTACAGACCTTTCCTGATCTACGCGAAATATTTTTATAAATCTATCTCTTTTTTCTTTTCCAGACGAAGGTAGAGGAAAAACATGAGATCTATTATACCCTGCAGTTGTTATACCGTAAATAGAACATATGGTATATATAACACTTCCTCCTTCGTCTATAGTCAACTCATCGTCTACATAACCTATTTTAACCACAAAGGCCACCCCAGCAGGAGAAGCTTGCCCATTAAGCAATGCTCCTACAGACATCTCTACTTGAACCGAATTTACTATGTCATTGGTTATAACATGTATGCAGCTTATTACTTGTGCTTTTTCTGCCTTTCTTATTTGATTTACTGTGTTTGTATTTTTTGCATATACAACAAAATTTTCTTCATAAGCTAAAGATGCGTTGTCAGCTTTTTCGCTTATATCCTGTTGGTTTTTATCTTCTTTTATTACAAGTAATTCTTTATTACGATCAATAAATTTATTAGCTGAAGAAAGTCCGGGCAAAGAAGTGTTAAACGATAAAGTTTGAACTGAGTTGGAAAAAGATAAAGATTTATTTTTAAATTTAGATAATGATGATTGTCGCCCCGTACCAACTTTAAAATCCGCAAAAACTCTATTATAATTTAAACTATTGACATCTGTATTTTTTACAGGTACGTCATTTAAATATATACCTTTGAAACCGTCTTCATTTAAATCTGGATTAGAAGTTAGCTTTATTAAATTTCCATGTTTATCGCAAAGACCGGCTATTTCGCCTTCGCACATAGCATCTATTGTCTGATATATAGAAACAGATTCTAATTTGTTTTGATCATAAGAATCTGCTACTGAAGTGCAAACTTGTTTATAAGATAAAGCTTGAACTAAATCTTTTGATGAATATAAGCCTCTAGGATCGTAATCTGCCATAATTATTCTTGATTTGCGTCTGATTTTGACATTTGAATTACGCCGCCGTTATTTTTAAACTTGACGTTTGAGTCTGGATTGTTTTTGTCTTGACTTATGGCATATATATCTGCACCAGAGCCATCGAATCTTTGCCTGTCTACGCTAAAGTTATTTACAGAAATCACCCTACTGCCTACTTGTAAACGCCCATACCCCACAGGAACTACAACTCCTTGTTTAGCTATATTTTCCGCTTGCCCAAATATAAAAGAACTTGTATTAACTGACTGAGGATCATCCGGTTTTAATAATTTAGATATTAATAAATTTAAACCAAATGTTAGTCCGGCCGCTAAAACAGTCCCTACAATAAAACTTGTAATCTTTGCTGTTAATGTTCCTGCGGCTGCTGAGCCCACTATAGCACTTGTAATAGCTGCGGTTGTCCCAACAAGCGCACCCATCAAAATAGGAATTATTGACACATTTTTTCCATATACGTTTGTATTTAACTGAGAATCAAGATCAATCTCTTTGCCGTCCACAAAAATAGCAAAAAATCTTTTTCCATTCCCTCTTAAATAACTGCGTAATTTTCCCGTGTTAGCTTCTATAGCAATTAAAACTTCGCGTAAAGTGCGAGTTTTAAATTTAAAATTGCTTCCGACAATTTGTCCTAATCTACCTTCCAGTGAAACCGTAGTCATTACCTATTATTATACACATTTAAAGTGAAAAATAAATCAGGTTATGATTTTTTGGACTATAAAATGAAAAATTTTTATTAATATTAGAATATATTAAAAAGGGACGATTCATTTCAGTAGAATAAAAAATATCATCTTCACTGGGTTTTGCACTGCCTAAACAATGAGAATGAAAGAAAAATTGCACATTTTTGTATATTTTAGCATAATTAGAAGGGTTTACATAAAAAGTTTCCTTAGGATTTAAAGATAAATTTTTAAAAAAATAAACTTTTTCTTTTGTCGCTGCTCCGCAAACTTCAAAATCACAAATATTACTTATTCTAGCTATTTTTTTTAAAAAATTTTTATTGAAACCTATATCTTTCGATAGAAGGGAACCCTCCAAACGGCAACCCGGGTTTATATTCTCCATTGTCAAAATACCTGCATTTACAAGCTGTTAAATTTTTGCCGCATTCGTCTGCCCTCCAATATTCTTGTTCATATCTGGGGTCTTTCGAAGTTTCCACCTCACTTATGCAAACAAAAAATAAGTCTGCTGCGGACTCAGACCCTTCTTGGGTATGACTTAAATTTTCTTTTGATAAATTTCTTACTCTAGAAGTTATTTTTATTGTGTCTCCAGACACATATTTTGTGGCTCCAGTTTCATCGTCTGCTACATCCCCAGATAAAACACCGCTCAAAGAAGTCGCGCCTGAAGCCGCCTCTTCGTTTAGTTTAAAAGTAGCCCCGCTCGAAAAAACTACAGTTCTATCTTTAGCTATCGCTGAAGATAAAGCGTCAACTGTCAATGAAGTTGCTCCGCTACTTTGAGCTCCATCCACGACAACTGAAACAGAATTTTTTTCATAATCCCCCACCCAGTTTAAAGTCAAATTGTAACCATCAGATGTATTAAATTTTTTGTTATTTTCATCTGCTACAGGTATGCCTAAATTTAAACCATTATCATTTTCAAAAAAAGTAGACGGGCTAACTGATGTTCCATCGGCCATAGATATACTTTGATTATCAAAGTCATCTCTTTTGCCATAAAGACATCCTGCTCCTCTGTATTGCCAACCGCAATAATTTGCAATCATATTTCTGGCAGGAATCTTTACATCTTCTAACTCTAAAGGAGAAACAAGTTCAAACTCTATATAATACTTATTCTCATTTATTTTTCTGTTTATTGAAAATATGTCATCATCAAACCTTGATTCAGGATCAGGAATAGCAAAAGGATTAAAATTATTAGGAAAATTTTCATTATCTAAAAATTTTAAAAAAATTCTTTTTCTTATAACTGTATTTCCCACCAAGTCCGACCTTCTTTTTATGGCGTCCGTAATTACGCCTTGCGGATTAGCTATAATCATTTTTGGCCTCGGAAGCTGACCGTCACCTCTAGACTCAAAACCGCTAGCTTCAATAGGTATAGGAAAGTAAGTTTGCAAAACTCCATTTTTATCTCGAAGCATGATGTTTTTTAAATTGTTTTTGCCCGGATGAAAACGATATAAACCGTCTTGTTCTCCTAAATCAAGCTCGTACAACTCTATAAGAGTATCCGGCTCTAAATCTAATAATGCTGAATTGTGACTTTGACTAGACATTCTACCAGTTTGGACCTATGTTAAAACCTGCAAAACCGTTTTGGTCTTTTATTGTGTTCCTATCAAGCTCGTCATTTCTATCTGACGAAGCTTTTATTTTTAATTTTTTATTTGATATATAAGCATACAAAGATTTTCTTTGTTTTGAAGTCAAGGCAGTATTAAATACAACTATATCGCTAATACAGCCATAAAAGAAAGTTTGCTCATTTGAATTCCTACCTCTATGATAACCAATGCGCGGCTCACTTCTCCAATTGTAAGAAGAAACATCAAACGTATTTTCTGAAATTAAAGATAAATCATTATATATTTGATAATTAGTTAAACCTCCACGTTTAAAACTAGAAATGCTATACATCCAAGCCCTTTGAGGGCTGACCCCGTTTGTAAAATCAGAAAAATTAACATTATAACCAAAAGGCAGTCCTGCATTTTCTGAAGATTTTTGCATCGCGCCTTCAACGCCCTCCTTTGTGTAATAAAACATTGGTGGAGAATAATTGTCCTGATCTAAATCATCAGTTTTTGTTGACCACTCATGCAAAGGATAGCCAAATTTTGCTGAGCGGTAACGAGGGAAACTTCCGTTGATACGGAAATCGCCTTTTTTGACATTTTCACCATCTTGAACGTAAAAGCAGTTGTCTCCACTTCTCAAAGCTAAATTCCCAGAATCATCTTCCACATTGCCCGGGTACATAAAGTAAACTATCTCAAATCCCGTCATAGAATTTTGCAATTTATTTGCACCAACTATATTATTTAAATCTCCTCCCGTGCCATTATACCCAAAAAATACTACATTATTTTTATTAAAGGGTAACGTGTAGCAATTGTGATTAATAGTCGTGCCTTGCTCTATCAAGATAGGCCTATATAAAGTATTTGTTCCGTTGTAAAATTCTATATAAATACTTGTGTCGTTTT